CTGTTACTAAAGAAATGGAATACGATTACAAAACTGGTAAGAAATCATTTGCTGGTACTACTGCACAAAAAGATGCACATGCAGAAAAAGAAGGTAAGATCGTAGCTAAACATGCAGCCTATGATAAATCTATGGGCATGAAAAAAGGCGGTATGACTAAAGGTTGCGGTTACGCTTCTGGTGGTAAAGTATCCCAACTAGCTAAAGCTAATGGTATTGCTAAAAAAGGTAAATCAAGAGGCACACTTATTTAAGGAGTTATCATGGCTAAAGAAGATTATTTAGAAGGTTATGGTCAGGGTCTTAAAAGAGGTAAAGAAGGCCCAGTTATGGGGCCAATTAATAAAGCTCTAGATGTAGCCCTTGGCAATCCCCATGAAAGCGCTAAACGAGGTTTAGAACAAGGCTATGCAGAAATGAAAGCCGCAAAAAGAATCGAATCTGATAAAGGTAAGATAATTAATAAAACCGATAATGAAGTAGCTAAATTTGCTGAGAACTATAAAAAAGGTGGCGCTGTTAAAAAGATGACTTCAGGCGGTAAAGTATCTCAACTTGCTAAAGCTAATGGCATCGCTGTTCGTGGTAAATCAAGAGGAAAAATCTGCTAATGAGACCTTCACGTGGTATGGGCGCTATAAAGAAAACTAAGTTACCTAGTGCAAAAGAAAATACTATGCCTAAAGGCGTGGTTAAAAAACGCCGTGATAACACAGACTTTATTCAGTTTAAAGAAGGCGGACCTGTAGGACTTTATGCAAACATGAATGCGAGAAAGAAAAAAGGCACTTCACGTAGTAAATCAAAGTCTACAATAACACCAGAAGCATACGCAAACATGAAAGCAGGATTTCCTAAAGGGAAAAAATAATGGCGACATTAACCACAGGACAGACAAGTTTTAATTTAGATTTAAATAACTTAGTCGAAGACGCATTTGAACGTTGTGGTCAAGAGTTACGTACTGGATACGACTTAAGAACTGCAAGACGTAGTTTAAACCTACTTACTATTGAGTGGGCTAATCGCGGTATTAATCTATGGACTGTTGAACCTGGTCAGATTGCGTTAAATCAAAATCAAATTATGTACGCGATACCTTCTGATACAATTGACTTGCTTGACATGGTGACACGTACTGGAACAGGACAAAACCAACAAGACATTAATATTAACCGTATTTCTGAATCTACTTATATTACGATCCCTACTAAAAATGCGACAGGCCGTCCAATCCAAGTGTGGATTAATAGACAAAGTGGTCAAGAGAACCCAACAGATATTACATTAAATGAAACACTCACTGCTACTGCGTCAACTGCAGCAAACCCACAAACGATTACTTTATCAAGTACAGTAGGGCTAGCTCAGTTTGGGTTTATTAGAATTGATGCTGAGACTATTCAATATGGTGGTATTGATGGTAATGACATAACAGGATGTATAAGAGCTGTAAACAATACTACACTAGCATCTCACACAATCGGCGCTAAAATCTATGTACAAAATTTACCTACTGTTAATGTGTGGCCGACACCAGAACAAAGTGATTGGTATACGTTCGTATATTATAGAATGAGACGAATTCAAGATGCGGGTAACGGTGTTAACGTAGAAGATATTCCGTTTAGATTTATTCCTTGCATGGTTGCAGGATTAGCAGCTTATTTAGCTATGAAGTTACCTAATGTAGATCCTACTCGTATTCAAATGTTAAGAGCTGATTATGAGCAATCATTCCAATTAGCAGCTGATGAGGATAGAGAAAAAGCATCTATAAGGTTTGTGCCTAGAGATTCGTTCTACTACATGTAGGAATTTAAATGCCAACCAAATACGCTAGTGCCAAGAACTCGATTGCCCAATGTGATCGATGTGGATTTAGATATAAGCTGGGTCAATTAAAACGCTTAGTCATTAAGACAAAAAATGTTAATATACTGGTATGCCCAGAATGTTGGGAACCGGATCAACCGCAGTTAAGCTTAGGCCTATACCCAGTTAATGATCCGCAGGCAGTTAGAAATCCAAGACCCGATCTAGGTTATTACCAATCAGGTTTAAATGGGTTACAAACAATCGCCCAAACAGGTCCATTACAAAGAGAAACAGGCATACCATTATTAGGTAGCCGAGTGATACAGTGGGGATGGAATCCTGTAGGTGGATCAAGAGCAAACGATGCTGGATTAACGCCTAATGATCTAGTAGGAATAGGTAACGTAGGCACAGTAACAGTATCAACAACATAAGGAGAAGTAACATGGCATTCAGAAAAGCAGCGGACGGAATTACTAAACAAGGTAAAACTAAAGGTCGTAACTTAGGTGACGACGGCGCTACAGTAGCTATTCAAAATGGCCCAAAAGAATCAGGTAGCAAAGGTGGCAAAACTAATGCTGACATGAAAAAATTAGGTCGTGGTATGGCTAAAGTAGCAGCACAAATGAAGGGATAATAATCATGGCAAAAAACGATTTTCCAAAACCAACACCAGCGGAATCATACCCGTTAGGTCATGCTACAGAAAACAAAGATGCTAGTACACTTACTGGATTTAAATTTCCATCAGGTGGCGGCAATGATATTGGTATTTATAAACAGCCAATGCCTAACCCAAATAGTACTGATATCCACTTCAGTCAAGATCCTAATAAACTAAGATCACAACAAATTAGTAAGCAAACAGGTGTGCAACGTGTAAGCGTAGGTGATCCTGCTCGTGGACCTAAGACTGACGGTATTACTATTCGTGGTTGTGGTGCAGCTACTAAAGGCACTAAAGCTCGTGGCCCTATGGCGTAATAAATGAATTACACCCAGTTAGTTAATGAAATACAAAGTTATACTGAGAATACGTTTCAAACCGTAGATATAAATACATTTATAACTCAAGCTGAACAACGTATATACAACTCAGTACATCTTCCTGCGTTACGTAAAAACGTAACAGGTTCATTAACTGCGGGTAATAAGTATTTAGCAATACCTGATAATTGGTTAGCTACATTTAGTTTAGCAGTGATTAATGCAGACAATGAGTATTTATATTTACTCAATAAAGATGTGAACTTTATTAGACAGTCATTTCCTGATACTGATTCAGATTTTTACGGTGAGCCTGAATATTATGCAGTGTTTGATAATTCTGCGTTTATAGTAGGCCCAACACCCGATGCTAGCTATGATGTTGAACTACATTATTTTTATTATCCTGAGTCTATTACTACGGTAGTAGGCGGCCAAACTTGGTTAGGTGATAATTTTAGTTCGGTTCTTTTATATGGATCTTTATTAGAAGCTTATACCTACATGAAGGGCGAGCAAGATGTATTAGCTGAGTATCAAAAACGATATGATGATGCTATGCAATTGTTAATCCAATTAGGTGATGGTAAGAATAGACAAGATGCTTATCGTTCTGGCCAAGTTAGGGTTCCGGTTAGAACATGATTTTAGGACAAGCACAGACCACAACGTTCAAACTAAACTTGTTACAGGGTTTAGTTAATTTTAATACTGGGTCACCATATACATATAAAATAGCTTTGTATAACGCGGTATCTACTTTAAATAGTGAAACAACTGCATATACAACGCAAGACGAAATTACAGGTGGAGGCTATGTAGCCGGGGGTAAAGTTTTAACTCCTACTACAGGTAGTGATCCCAGTAATAACACGGCTTATGTTACGTTTGCTAATGTGACGTGGAGCCCTGCAAACTTTGCGGCATCTGGCGCCTTAATATATAATAGCACTACAAATGCATCAGTCGCAGTACTAAATTTTGGTGGGGAAAAGGTAGCCACTACAACGTTCACAATAGAGTTTCCTGCAGCTACCTCGACCGCTGCGGTAATAAGAATTAATTAAGGAGAAATCATGCATAAAGAAAAACAAGGTTTTGGTGATTCAGCCATAGCCACATTAAACACAAATGCTATCTCTGCAGATGATATGGGTGTGCATGGTCACTACCACGTAGTTTGCCGAGATAAAGAAGGTAACATTAAATGGGAAGAAGAGTTTCCTAATCTAGTTGTGGCTGTTGGTAAAGAGTTATTGCTAAACACATTACTAAGAACCTCAGGTACATACACTACAGTAGGACCTTTCTTAGGACTAACTAATGCTACTTTAACACCTGCAGCAACAGATACTATGACAACTTTAGTAGGCGGCGGTTTTGAATTTACTAACTACACAGTAAGTGCATCACCAGTACGCGGTACAGCCGTGTTTGCAGCAGCTACTTCAACAGGTACAACACCGACTAACGTTACAACTTCAGCGGCAGCGCCTATCACTTACACTATTACAGGTGGCGGCGGTACAGTTTATGGTTGCTTCCTTGTAACAGGTACAGGTGCTGTAAGTACACAAAGCTCTACTGCAGGTACATTATATAGTGAAGGTAACTTTGCAACTGCTAAAGTAACAACAGCAGGCGATACAGTTTCAGTTACATACTCTACAACTGCAACAAGCTAAGGAGTCCTAAATGGCTCTAGCGTTAAATGATCGCGTACAGCAAACGGGTACGGCTAACACTACAGTTAGTTTTACCCTAACTGGATCCGTTGTAGGGTTTCAAACCTTTGCCGTTGTCGGTAACGGAAATACGACCTATTACGCTGCAACAGACGCGGGAGGTAATTGGGAAGTAGGTATTGGTACCTATGCAACTTCTGGCCCTACATTAACGCGTACAACAATCTTAGCTTCAAGTAATTCTGGCAGCGCTGTTACATTCTCTGGCACTGTCAATGTCTTCGTAACATACCCCGCAGAAAAATCTATTAACTATGATGCCGATGGCGTAGCAACTATTGGTTCTACATTAAGTTATTCTGATACAGGTATTATCGGTTCTTTTGCTTCTACAGTTGCTGGCTATAATCAAGTTATTATTCAAAATAAAAGTGCTGCCACAAATGCGTCTTCTAATTTAAATATATCTAACGATGTATCTACCTCAAGTGCGGGATATGTTGAAGTAGGTATTAACTCATCTAATTTCACAGGTACAGGTTCATTTAGTCTTCCAAGTGCTTCATATTTAGCTTCCGCATCTACAGATTTAACTATTGGTACATATGGTGCATATAACGTTCACTTTGTAACTAATAGTAATACAACTGATGCGATGACCATCTTTAATTCAGGTGGTGTTTCATTAGGTGGATATGGTGATCCTGGTATTGGTACTTTATACGCTAATAACGTTTATCTAGGTTTTACTACAATTACTGCAGCTGCAGGCACCACAATATTAACTAATGCTTCCGCAGCGTGGCAAAATGTTGTAGGTACAACAACCCAAACTATTCAATTACCTGTTGCCACAACACTATTCACAGGCTTTGCATTTACTGTAACAAGTAGCAGTACTGGCTCAGTGACAATTAAAGATAATGCATCCGCTACTATTGATACTATTGTGACTGGTGGTTCAGCTATTTTAGTATTAACTGATAATAGTACTTCTGCAGGTACATGGAAAGCATATAGTTATGTGCCATCTAGTTATGACTTTAGCGCAACAACAGCTAACTTTGGTAATGCAACAATCACTAATGCTTTATGGAATGGTACAACAATTGCTACAGGCTATGGCGGTACAGGGCTAACTACATTTGCTGCGGCTAACAACGCTATCTATTCAACATCAAGTTCAGCTTTAGCAGCAGGTACACTACCTATTGCAGCGGGCGGTACAGCAGCTACGACGTTTACAACAAATGGCGTCTTATATGGTAATGGTACATCTGCATTAGGTGTAACAGGCGCAGGTACTACAGGACAAGTTCTTATAGCTACAACAAGTGGCGCTCCAACATGGGGTTCAGTACCTTCTACAGGTGCGGTGACTACATTCCAAACATCATTAAGCGGACTTACACCAAGTTCAGCGACATCAGGTGCAGTAACATTAGCAGGTACTTTAGGGGCTACATCAGGCGGTACAGGTTATTCTACAACTGCTGTAGGTGATTTACTTCAAGGGGGTGCAACAAATACTTGGTCTAAACTAGCTGCCGTTGCTACTGGTAATGCGCTTATTTCAGGCGGGGTTACAACTGCGTCATCATGGGGTAAGATTGGTTTAACTACACATGTATCAGGCACATTGCCTATTGGTAATGGTGGTACTAATTTAACAGCCTATACAACGGGCGATATTATTTATGCTTCTGCTACGAACACATTATCTGCATTAGGTATTGGGTCAACAAATCAAGTATTAACTGTTGCTGGCGGCATTCCTACATGGGCAGCTACACAAAGTACGATGGTCTATCCAGGTACAGGGATTCCTAATTCAACAGGTTCAGCTTGGGGTACATCTTATTCAACAACAGGTTCAGGCACAGTCGTAGCCTTAGCTACAAGTCCTACATTCGTAACCTCTATTACGGCTCCACTACATTTAGGTGGTACCACTGCTTCATCAACACTTACACTACAATCAACTTCAGGTGTAGGTACTACAGATTCAATAGCTTTAAAAGTAGGTAACAATGGCGCTACAACAGGTTTAAGTATCTCAAGTGCAGGGGTTACAACATTATCATCAGCATTACCAGTAGCTTCAGGCGGTACAGGCCAAACATCCTATACAGATGGCCAATTATTAATCGGTAACTCAACAGGTAATACTTTAACTAAAGCTTCATTAACAGCAGGTACCGGTATATCAATTACTCCGGGTTCTGGCTCAATTACAATTGCATCTACTGTAACTGCGGGCTTAACAATTACCAATGATACAACAACATCTAGTGCGTTATACCCAACATTTACAAGTGCTACATCAGGTTCTATTACAGGTGCTAGTGTTACAAGTACTAAGTTAACTTTTGTTCCATCAACAGGTACTTTAACTGCGCCTAACTTAGAAGCTTCAAACGGCATGATTGTAAATAGTAAAACAGTGTCAACAAATTATTCTATACCTGTAGGTTCTAATGCAATTGCGGTAGGCCCTGTGACTGTAGCTGCTGGTGCAGCTGTGACTATTCCTAGTGGATCTCGTTGGTTGGTATTGTAAATGTTTGGTATAACGACGTTTGCCCAATCACCTTTTGCTACACTAGGTGGTAATTCATATACTTTTAGTTTAACTGAAAATGTCGGATTAAATGATAGTAGTACACAAGCTTGGGTATTTAATGAAGTAGCAATAGAAAATATTGAGTTAACAGATAATAATTCGTTTGCTGGGTTATTTATATTATCGATTAATGAGAATGTTAATTTAGCATATTCAAGTACTGAACAAAGTACATTTGGTCAAACGATTACAGAGAATGTTAATCTAAATAATAACCAAGCTATTACGGCGGGGTTTGCACAAAGTGTCACTGAAAACGTTGATATAAATGATGACTCAGTACAATACTTTGCAGCACTAGAAACGATTACGCAAAACGTAGTGATGAATGATGTAAGAAGCATAGCAGCTCAGTTCTTAGCATCGATTTCTGAAAATAGTAATTTAAATAATACACAAAGTATTACAGCGCAGTTTGCGCAAAGTGTAGTTGAAAATGTAACATTGAATGACGCGGCTACAGTATTTGCTAACTTTGTAGCATCTAGAACCGAAGATATTACAATAGCTGATGTTGCGGTTATTATTCAGATATTCTTTGAGAGCGTTGTAGAGCCAATTACCGTAGCGGATACAAACAGTATTCAAGCAGGGTTTGCAGTCAACATCGTCGAAAATAGTAATTTAAATACCGTCATTTCTGTAAAAGCAGACTATAACGTAACTATAAACGAAGTATTCTACATATTAGATGAGCTTTGTTACAACGGTTGGTTTAGAATTAATGATAGTCAAACGGCGTCATGGGCAGTCATACCTGGTCCAGTAGCTGCAGCGTGGACTACAATAAGCACAATAAACATCCCAGGTTGGGGCGATATTGATACAAAACAACCATGTAGTTAAGGTATAATACGGATAAATAAAAAGGAAGATTTATGGCAAGCACCTATTCAGCACTTAAGATAGAACTTATCGGGACAGGCGACCAGTCTGGTACTTGGGGTACTACTACGAATACCAATTTAGGTACAGCAATTGAAGAGGCTATTACGGGTTCTGCTGATGTGCCTTTTTCAAGTGCCGATGTAACACTTACTTTAACAAATACAAACGGAGCTCAAACGGCTCGTAACTTAAGATTAAACTTAACAGGTACTTCAGGCGGCGCTCGTAACTTAACAGTGCCTGATATCGAGAAGTTCTATTTAATAGCTAATGGATTAGCAGACGACGTTACAGTTAAGAATTCAACAGGCACCACTTATACAGTTCCAGCAGGAACGACAGGCCAAGTATTTAGTACAGGTACTGGTATTAAAGCGGGTCAAAGTTTCTTTGAGGGCGAAGTTCTATCTTCAGCGGCTTACATATTAGGGGGTCAAATTGAGAATACGCCGATTGGCTCTATTACAAAAAGTACAGGTGGATTTACAAGCTTAACAGTTACAGGAAACACTATTCTAGGTGACGCAGTTGGTGATACAATAACATCTAATGCGGGTACTTTAAGTATACCGAATAACTTAGTTTTTAACGGTACAGGATCTGTAACACTACCTAACGGTACAACTGGGCAACAACCGGTTACACCTACTGCGGGTATGATCCGATATAATAGCACGACGGATTCGTTTGAAGGATACACAACAACATTTGGTTGGGGTGCGATTGGTGGCGGTAATGCTACATCCACAGGATTCTGGCAAAATATACAAACAATTGTAACTAATGAAACCATCCAATCTGGATACAATGCTTCATCAGTTGGCCCCATAACAATCGCTGGCGGTGCTTCAGTCACAGTACCATTAGGCAGTATTTGGTTAGTACTATAAATAGGAGAACACAATGGCAGTTACATTAAATGCATTAACAACAGGCGTAGGTGGACTACAAACTACTGGGGACACTTCGGGTGCTATTCAACTACAAACAAATGGTACAGCTACTGTTACTGTAGATGCTTCGGGTAATGTGGGGATTGGAACGGCGAGTCCTGCTTATAGACTTCAAACATTTCAAACTGGCGGTCCAAGTATTTCCGGATTATTTCAAACAGACCAAACAGCATCTTATATATCGTTTAGAAATACTACTAATGCTTCAAATAGCTCAACTCGTGTAGGTGCTGAGGGAAATGATATTTCGTTTTTAACAGCATCAACAGAACGTCTTAGAATTGGCTCTAACGGAGAAATCGGCCTTTCAGGTGCAAGCTACGGAACATCAGGTCAGTTCTTAAAATCAAATGGTTCTGGCGCTGCAGCAACTTGGGGAACCGTGGCAGCTTCTGGTGCTTTACTCAATATTCAATACTTCACTACAGCGGGTACAGCTACATACACACCAACATCAGGGACTAACTCTGTGATTGTTGAAGTTATTGGGGGTGGTGGAGGCGGTACTGGAGCCACAGATGCTTCAGCTGCTACTGCAGGCACTGGAGGAACATCTTCTTTTGGAGCTTTAGTATCTGCTACAGGTGGTACTGGTGGTGGAAGTGGTACAGGAGGTAATGGTGGAAGTGGCTCTAGCGGCGATATAAATGTATCTGGAATTCCAGGTATCGGAATTTCCTGGACTGGTGCAGCTGCATCTCTGAATACCCCCTACACTTCTACTTTTATCGGAACTATAGGAGCTGGCGGCAAAGGTGGATTTAGTAGAACAGGGGTTACTTCTACTGGTGGCTCTGGTGGCTCTGCTGGGTATGCTAGAAAAAAAATTACTTCTTCATTTTCTGGTGTTACAGTCACTGTAGGAGCAGCAGGAACAGTTGGTACAGCTACTTTTGGTACAGCAGGTTTTGCAGGCGCTGTCATTGTGTATGAATATAGCTAAAATAGAATACTAAGAATAAAACAAAGAGGAAATAAATTATGAGTTCAGTAGTCATAGCAGGAAATACATCGGGATCAGTTACACTAGACGCCCCAGCGATAGCGGGTACAACGGTATTAACCCTGCCAGCTACATCGGGCACTGTGCTTACAACAGCGTCATCAACAGGCATAAGCGGTTCAGCGATATCAACAGGTACAGTCGGCGTTAGTGTCGGTGGTACAGGCGTTACAACCACAACAGCATACGGCGTTCTAGCGGGTGGTACAACAGCAACCGGCGCATTCCAAAACATTGGTACGGGTACAGCAGCTCAAGTTTTAACTTCAAACGGACCAGGTGTTTTACCTTCATTCCAAACTTTATCTATTCCAGCTGCGGGTCAAATTCAAACTCAAATATTTACAGCTCCAGGAACATGGACAAAACCTTCTTCAGTCACGCAAGTTAGAGTAACTGTAATAGGTGGCGGTGGCGGTAGTGGAGCGACTAACAGCCCAGGAGCAACTTCTGGCAGTACTTCATCGTTTGGTGCTTTAGTGAGTGCTACAGGAGGTAGTACAGGAAGTACTAGTAGTGGTTCTACACAAAGTGGAGCACAAGGATCTGGAACTGTTACTACAGGAACTGCTTTATTAACAACTAGTGTTGCAGGAGCAGTTGTAAACACTTCATTTAATACAGGATCTTCTATAACAGGCTCATCAACCTACGGAATTATTTCAGGATTAAGTAATAATATAACAACTGCCCCAGCCGCAGTAACTTGGTCTCCTTCTTCTAACGTTTGTGCTGGTGCTAGAGGAGGATCTGCAGGTGTTCAATCGCCAACTGCTGGTAGTACAGGTACTCTATTTGGTGGCGGCGGTGGTGTAGCAATAGCAATATGTCCTGTATCCGCTCCGGTTGCAATTACTGTAGGTCCTGGCGGTATAGGATCTCCTGGTAACAGCGTTGGAGGTGGAGTAGGTGGTGTTGTTGCAGTAGAATTTGTAGGTTAAGTTTAAAATTTAAGGAGAAACAAAATGGCAAAGAAAGCATTAATATCAACAGTAGAACCTAGAGAATCAGGTTACAGAGTAGCTCAAGTAGAAGACGCAGCAAACGTTTTCGAAGTAGGCTCTGGCTTGATGTGGGTTGACTGTGCAGACAATGTAGTAGCAGATCAATTCTGGTATGACCCAAGTGACGAGCTTATCAAAGCTAATCCTGTTGTGGTTGAAGCAGCACCAGCTGAAATCCCTGCACCTACTAAAGAAGAACTTGCCGCTCAGTTAGCAGCGTTACAAGCTCAAATTGCAGCGTTATAAACAATATAAATAGAACACACTAGGAGTAGAACATGGCAGCAGTCGTTAACGGTACCGACGGAATAACCTTCCCATCTTGGACAACAGCAACGCGTCCAGCATCCCCTGTAGCGGGTCAGGCAGGGTTTAATACAACCATAGGTGCAATGGAGACTTACACAGGGTCAGCTTGGTCAACATCTGACTTACCTGCAACAGGTGCATCTGGTAACTTCTTACAATCCACAGGTACAGCTTGGACAAGTGCTTCAACACTCGCGGTATCTAACGGCGGTACAGGACAAACAACGCTCACTACGGCATACGGTGTTCTAGCTGCAGGTACAACTGCAACAGGAGCATTACAGAATATTGGTACAGGTACAAGTGGTCAGATTCTAAAATCAAACGGCCCTGGTGTTTTACCTTCATTCCAAGCTGCCTCAGCTGGCGGTTTTTCTAACATGCAGGTATTCACATCCCCTGGTACATTCACAACTCCTGCTACAGTAACCCAAATTAAAGTAACGGTTGTAGGTGGTGGAGGTCCAGGAGGTGCGGGATTACCCTCTGCTCAAGGTATGGGTGGTGGTGGAGGAGGAGGAGGTACGGCTATTTATGTAGGACCTGTTACCGCAAGTACACCTTATGCTGTAACTGTAGGAGCAGCTGCTTCTACTTCTTCTTTTGGTTCTTTAGCTTCCGCTACTGGTGGTAGCGCAGGTGGTGGTGGCGCTAGTCCTGGAGGTGGTGGTGCTGGCTCTGCTGGGACATTACAATTTGTAGGAAGTCCTGGCTCATACACTACTAATGCTCCTAGTAGCAGAGGGGGTACTGGTGGACCTTCGTTTTTAGGTGCAGGTGGGGTTGGTACAACTGCCCCTAATACATCTGGCAATACTGGTCAAAACTATGGTGGAGGCGGTGGTGGTTCAGGAGCAAACTCTCCTGCTACTCCTGCAGGTGCCTCAGGTGTTGTAGTCGTAGAATACTAAAATGAACATGGAAAAAATAACGAGCATGTTGTTCCCAGTCATAGTCTCGGCTATTGCTTGGTTACTCACATCAATGTCTGCTATTCAAGCTGACTTAATCAGTATCAAATCTAAAATGCCTAATCTTATTACAGAACAAGGCGTACCTACTGACAGCCCAATCTCAGCAGAAGCAAGAGCAAGACTTAAAGAAGAATTAAGAGCTCAAATGGGTGAACTTAATGTTCGTATTCGTATTTTAGAAGAACATGAAAAGTCAAAAGGATTTAGATAATGTTTAGTATCCTAAGTTCTATATTAGGTTTTGCTACTGCAGGATTACCTAGCATACTAGGATTCTTCCAACAAAAAGGAGACCAATCACATGAACGTGAAATGGCAAAATTACAAAACGAGCAAGCTCTACTTATGGCTCAAAAAGGTTTTCAATCTCAAGAAAAAATAGCAGCTATTGAATTGGAGGGTACTTATGCAGAAACTTTTGCACAAGAACGTCAAGCACTATATGAACACGATGCAAAACTGGTTCACGATGCAGCACCCTGGGTTAGAACTCTTAATGCAAGTGTCCGCCCTATTGTTGCTTTCACTTTTGTAGCATTACTTTTATTTGTAGATATTGGTGGCTTTATTTGGGCTATTAAATCTGCAGGCTTTAGTCGTGAGTCTATGGATATT